TTGGATAATTTTTAGTTGACTTTTAGATGTGTTTAATATATAATATAAACTATTAATAAGGCAACTGAGAGGCAAGTATGAGAACACAACCACAAGATATTATCGCTCAACTAGAAGCAGACAACTCACGTTTGGGCAAAGAAGCAATCCTACAAAAAGCATACGATGAAGGACTACCAGAGTTCTTTGATGGTGTACGTATGTGTCTTGACGCACTTGTAACATTTGGTGTGAAACAAGTTCCAGAAAAAGCAGAGAACGAAGTACTATCAGCACAAGGACTTGCTTGGAATGTGTTTAAAGAACTTGCTGAAAAATTACAAAATCGAGAACTAACTGGTCATGCGGCACGTGATGCTATTGAATTGTCTATGAGTGTTGCAACAGCAGAACAATGGAATGGTTGGTATCGTAGAATTCTTATCAAAGATTTACGTTGTGGAGTAAGTGAAAAGACCGTAAACAAAATAGTACCAGGTTGTGTTCCTGTGTTTACTTGTCAACTTGCACACGACTCTGCCAAGCATGAAAAGAAAATGGTTGGCAAGAAACAGATCGAAATCAAACTAGATGGTGTTAGGGTTCTTGCAGTATGCAAGAATGGTAAAGTTGAAACGTTTAGCCGTAATGGTAAACAGTTTCACAACTTTGGACACATCATTGAAGAACTTGAAACAGTATTAAAGGATAACCCTGCACCGTACGATCTTGTGCTAGACGGAGAAGTAATGAGTGCTAACTTCCAAGACTTAATGAAGCAGGTACACAGAAAGAGTGGAGGCAATGCCACAGACGCAGTTCTCCATTTATTTGATATGTGTCCTTTGGATAAGTTTTTGGAAGGTGGCTGGGACAAACCACAATCGTTTAGAAGCCAAGCAGTTAAGGCTTGGGTAGACCAGCATAGTAGCGTTTTAAAGCACGTACAAGCGTTGGACTGGGAAGAGGTAGACCTAAGTACTCCTGAAGGCGAAAAACGCTTTGTAGACCTAAATAAAGCGGCTGTAGACGGTGGTTATGAAGGAGTTATGATTAAGGACGTTGATGCTCCTTATGAATGTAAACGATCTCATAGTTGGTTAAAGATGAAACCATTTATTGAGGTATCATTGGAGGTAAAAGATGTCGAAGAAGGAACAGGACGGAATGTTGGTAAACTTGGTGCACTCGTTTGTGAAGGACTTGATGACGGAAGAGATATCAAAGTTAATGTTGGGAGTGGGTTTAGCGACAGCGATCGTGATAATTTTTGGAATGATCGTAGCACACTTATCGGCAATATTGTAGAAGTACGAGCAGACGCAATTACACAAAATCAGGACGGTACTTACAGTTTGCGTTTTCCAAGATTCAAAACATTTCGCGGCTTTGATGTAGGTGAAAAATTATAAAAAGAACAAAAAACATTCTTTTTCTGCTTGACTTTTTTACATTAGGCTATATAGTTTTAACTAATCACACAGTATTGGAGATGAAATGGCAGGTAAGAACCTATTAAAAGGATCCCCTAGGAAGAAAAAAAGAACTGTTGCACGTCGCGGAGCCAATAAGAATTTTGATATTGATTTTTCTGGTGCGGCCGAACTTAGTGGCGAAGCATATGGTCGACTAAAGCAATCTGCGTTTGACAACTATCGTTTGGAGTACAAGGGTAGCGACTACAAACGTTGGGTTCTTGAATGGTGTAAAAATAACGAGCAATGGAAATCAAAGGCTAAAACATTATCCAAACTGCCTGACAGTCGTTTTGGTTCCACAGTTGGTGGTTTGTGTCATATGCTCACATTAGGATGTCCAGATGTACACGAGGCATACAATAAGTACTGGGAAAGCCTTGCAGGAACTATGGGTACTCCTAAACCGCTATCAGAATCGGTAAATAAATTCCTTAGCGAGTTATATACACAAGCGGAGAGTATGGTAGAAGAAGTTAAAAAAGCAGAAGAAGAAAAAGAAAAGAAAGAAGCACCTGTAAAAATGAGCATACAGGATCGTATCCGACTCCAGTCTTATCAAATGAGTGAAAAGATTGACGAATGGCTAGAAGTGTGGTTAGAAGATTTTGCTAAGTTTAATCCAAAAGGGTTTGATATTGCCAAGCATTTGCGAGAAGTAAACTGTACACAGGCACACGCTCGTAAGATGAAAGAGTTTTATATTCCTGAACAAGAGGAATTACAAAAAGTATTAGATATTCCTACCAAAGCGGCCATTGCTAAACTAAGCGAAGATGA